CAGAGAATATAGACCATTTTCCATTACCAATACTAAATCTAAACCCTTTGAATTGTTCTTGAAGAGGATAAGGAAAAGATGAATGTAATGTATTTAAAAATTTATGTTGACTCATTACTTTCCTCTTAAAATTCTTCTGGCAACATCTCGAACATCTTCCTTCTTGTCCTTTTTCTTTTTGTTATCAGTTGGATTATCATCGTCCGTAAAAGCCTTTGCTTTTTTGTCTCCAAAATTAGCAATGTTTTCGTCTTTCTTACCTACTGGGGAATCGTCCTCATCTTCGTCATCATCGCCTTTGTCTTTTTTCTTAGCATCTATAGCTTTTTGAAGAGCGGGCGGTAATGTACCTTCGTCTTTTTCCTTGTCTTCATCATCATCTCCGCCCTTTTTCTTCTTGGCATCAATGGCTTTCTGAAGTGCAGGAGGTAATGTACCCTCAGGAATCATTTCTCCGTCATCTCCGTGACTATGTGGATGTCCACCTTCTTCGTGAGAATGAACTGTTCCGTCATCGTGCGTGTGTTCTACTTCTGCTTCTTCACAATGTTCAGTAATTTCCTTCTCAGACTTGAACATATTTTTAGAGAGATCGGCTCTTATTTCCGATATACCGGCATCGATCCTATTATCGATTTCTGCTGTTAAAACCTCTTTAAAATCTGTAGGCTTTTTATCTCGTGCTAATTGCACAAGTTTTTCTAAATTTTCATTAACCATAATATTTTATCTCCTAATATAGATCGGGTGATTCACCGGGTTTACCGTCAGCATCTTTTTTTGCTTGTTTTGCGGCTTTTTCTTTTTCCATTTCTTTATTTAATACATCGATATCTTCTTCAGTCTGCATTAAAATATTTTTTCTAACCCAATCAATTGAATAATAACGACCTATCATCTCTCCACTTGATATAGTATCAAGCATTTCGATTCTTGAGGTCATCATCTCAAGTTTTTTGAGTTCTGTGAAATATCCATCATCTTCAAAGATGAAATTAATATTCTCTTGATAGACGTTCCATTCACCTTTATCAATAATTCCTTTTGCAAGGAGTTGAGTTCTCAATAGTGAATAAAGTAAATCAGAGAATCGTTTACGTAATTTTGTTACATATTTAGTAAACTTTATTTCATCTCTTGTTATTTCACCAGTTCTGGATAAACTCCAAGATGAGTCTGTCTCCATTCTACTAGCTGGAACGTGAAGTGACTGATATACTTTCTTCTGAAAATATTGTACATCATCCATATCACCAAGATTTTGTCCACCTGGTAATGTTTCTACTTCTGTCCCTCGGCCACCTTCTTTTCTTGGTAGCCAAAAGTCTTCCATCATTGACATTGTATCTTTACCATTAGCTACAGTACCAGAACTCGCATCATAAACCATCTTATTCTTAAACTTGTTCATAATGTTACGGAGGTACTGTTCCGCTTTTGATTTTGGTAAATTACCAACATCAATATAAAACACCCGTCTTTCTGGTGCTCTTGTAATCCGATAAATAACCATTGAGTCTTCTAACATTCTCAATTGATTTATCGGCTTCATTGCTTTATGCAGATAAGAAAGAGTAACCTCTTTATCTTTATCATACAATCCAGAATCGGCCGTAGCGACCGCTTCTAAAGCAACTTTCAGGGTTTGAGTAATTCCTTTACTTTCTTTAGTGTAGATCCAGTATTCTTCAACCCCTTTTACTACTTCAATTCCGTCTTTGTCTTTTTCTTTGATAATCTCTTTAATTTTCTTGATATTAGTGGAGTCAATATATCGTAACTCCTTAATACCTTTCTTGACATTATCGTTATCAAAGATTATATGATAATGGATTGCTCCGTCTTCATACCATCGTCTGAAGAGTTCAGGTCCAGAACGATTAAACTCTAATTTCTTAGAAATAACGTCAAATTCTTCTGCAATCATATCTTTGATATTCTTAGGCACATCAATTGTGTCCAATTTATCAAGATATATTACTACTGGGTCCTTATATGGATCCAGTACCACAGCTTCGTTAACTATATCATCAATTGCTGATTCGGCTTCTGGCTGTCTAGCACATTGCCTATATTTAGCAATTAAATCTTGCTGTGTCTTAAATGCAGTATCAAAATTGACGGAGAAAGCGTTTATTCCTCCTCCGTCTATTACTGTGGAACCATCGTCTAGGTTTGGTGCAACAAAGGACTTTGATCCTTTATCAACCACAGATGAGCCAATTTTTTTCTCTATCTTATAACCAAATAGTTCCATATCACCAATTTTTGTTATTTAAGTTAGTATATTTGAGTATATTTATACAACTCAAATAACAAATTATGCCGCCAATACGTCTACTGATTCAGTATCAACACCACCATCATCCCAAGATACACTAAAAGTAACTGTGTATTCTTGAACGGCGTCAGGAGTTTCCCAAGAAAGATCAATTGTTCCGATCTCACTAGGCCAACCGTACACATTTACTGAATGTGTACTGTTCTCTCCACCACGATTGATTGGTTGGATTTCAATTTTTCTATGAGCATCTGAAACACCCAAAGATGAAGTAAACTGACTGAATCCTGTAATACCCTGTTGCCAGGATAGTAAAGCTCCACGTACAACGTATGCTTCGTCATTGATAATTGTTGCTGTCCAATCAGTAAATGTTCTATCACCAGGAACCTTAAGTTTGCGATTCTGATAAGGAACTTCCACTACACCTACAGTAGTTGCTGGTAGAGTGGCAGTTTTAACCCACATAGCTGAATCTATTTGTGCAATATTTACAACAAATAAATTAGGACGAGCATAGTCACCAGAGTACTGGGTACCAAATTTAGAAATATCCATTTAGTTCTCCTATACTTGTCCAATCACTTCAGCAAAATCAACACCGGTCTTTGTCGCAACAAAGTTAAGTGTGATAAAGTTGATTGATTTGGAAGGTTTTAGAAAAATACTCGCAACGAACTGATTTCCGTCAATGACTTCAGGCGTATTATTGCTTGCATCGCATTGAACATAAAAATCGTACATTCCTTGTCTAGCTTTAATTCCTGCGAGATATGGATTAACCATATTCAAGAAATTTTTGCGGGTGAATTCATTGTTGAATTCAAACAAGAAATATTTTGCGGATATTGATATCGCTTTTTCCAAGATAATGAACAATCTGCGAACATTGATTCTATCGAAAGCACTAGGTTTAACCAGCAGAGTTCTATCTCCCCAGAGGACAGTTCCTTGACCCGGGAAAGTTACTATTGGATTGATTCCGTTAGGAAGCATATACAATTGATCTCTGTGGGCTAGAGTTGGTTGATAAGCAAGTTTTACAACTCCCTTAATCTGACCACGGTTAAGACCACCTGGACTCCACCAAGCATCTCTTACGCTATCAGTATGAGCCATTAGCCCTGCTACATCGCCACTGAATCCGATCCAGCGGTATGTGTCAGAGTAGACATCATAAACGTATTTGTAGTTACCATCAAGAGTACCATAAGATGAAGCAGAGTTAAATGCTACATCCGTTCTCCAAGCAATTACATTGTTAACTGCGTTAGTGGCTCCACCAACACCAACAACTTCTTCTTTTGGAGGTGATACAATAGCGATACAATCTTTACGACCTTCTGCTACTGTCTCAATGATGTACTTAGAAACTACGGCTACTTGAGCAGAGTTTTCGTTAGAGAGTCCTCCAGCTATTGCTAAGGAAATATTAACTTCATCAGCATTTGCTAGTTTATCCCATCCTTGCATATATTCATTAGCACCGACAGTACCTGCATCCACTTGTGGGACCCAAGCATTACCGCCACCTTCGCAAGTCGCTTGGTCATCGTTAGAACCGTCATCGCAATGTGCATCGACTTGAGCCGAAACTGCGATTCCACCACTAAAAGTGACTGTGTTTGCTCCTGAATTTGTCACGTTAGCCGTGTTAATCCAGATTAATTTGGACATCTGATTAAGAGTATCCATAGCCCAGATGTTTCCACCGTCGCTATTTTTGTCACCTTGTGCTAAACCTACAAGATAACTTTCTACTACTTCGGTATCAACTACTACGACTATAGCCATTTCGTTGTTACCGGTATCTGGTTGCACATCGAAAGCGCCAGCATATTGCCAGTCACCCCAAGTTGCAGAACCGTCGTGTGTTTCCACACTAATACCATTTCCGTATGTACCAGGATATCGAGCATAAAATGCCTCTGTCAGGGTACCGGATTCCAGTTGTGTTTCAAAATCTTCCTCGCCTGTGATTTGAGTTACGTTCCCAGAGGGTGCGGCATTCATCGCACCTGAGTCTACAACCCGAACTACTTGAAGACTGTTTGTGTACTTCAAGAAAGAGGCAGAAGAAAGAAACGCTGGAAATGTATCGTTGGTTGGTTTTCCAAAGACAGCAAGAAGGTCGGCTTCTGAGGTGCATAGATAAGGCTCAAATGCAGGTCCCCAAGTAAAACGACCGACTGTACCACCTAAAGAAGTAGCAACCGCGGGTATTGACGTAGACAAATCAATTTCTTTTGTCTGTACGCCTGGGCTTAATTGAAATCCCATCGTTTTTCTCCTATATGAAATAAGTGTTCAATTATGGTTATCCCTATCGTTTTACCGTTATTGAATTATTATGCGATAATTCCGACGAGATTTGAAGAAGAACTTCTTCTTCATCCATTACTACTATTTATAATTTTCTTATTTTCATCAACGAATTATAAATTCGCTTTCAATGTTTCTACATATTTTGCGATGGCGTGAGTTAAACCATCTGTTTTAGAAATTAATCCTTTATCATTATCTGGTCCCCAATCTAAATTCTGACTATCTATAAAAAGCCCGGTATGAGCATAAGGCCAAGGAGGAGTAAAAGGGATAGGATCGCTAAGACGAACCACGCGCCAATGAGTGGGCTGTCCACCAGACATAACTTGATTAGAGACTTTTGGTGATCCGTAAGAGTAAACTTGAACATTTTTTCCTCTTTTATGAAGCCACATTCCTATTATTTGTGCTACGGCACCGCCTAAACTGTGGCCTGTAACGTGTACCGTATGTTCAATAGTATAACTTTCATCAAGAATTTGCATAATGGTTGTAGAAGCATCTCGAAATCCTTTATGGAGATAGATTCCCGTACGAGCATCACTTACTAACCTCACATCAATATCTGATTGTACATTTGATTTGTTTGCAGTACCTCTAATAATAATTATTGTTATTCCATTATCTTGTTTTACCTCAAACGCAACTTCGTCTTTTTGATCTCCACCAGAATCGTAAATAGCTTTACAATATTCTGCGTGTTCAATAAGAGAGGTTAAAGTAACAGGTAAATTTGATTTATCTCCGCTACCTAGATCATTATGTTTTGTGTCTTCTTTATTATGACCTGCACATCCACTAAGGACCAGAATCACCATTACGATTATGAACTTCCACTTCATCCTTTTTCCTCCAAGCTGTTGCTCCTAAAATAGCTCCGAATGATAAATGAAACATTGCTCCAGCCTGTAATGTTAATGGTGCCCATCTACTTGTGTTCATTTTTATTTCATCGGTCTCCATAGACATACCTATGTTCCACATCAAAGGAGCAACAAAAAAATCAATCAAGCAGATAAACAAATAAACTAATGCCGCCCAATCTCTCCAATGTCTGTTTATAGTTTTATTTATTGACATAAGCTAATTGTAAATTTGCCATATTTCTCCACCTTCTTCAACATATTTATCTTTATTTTCTACACCATCTTCGATAAACCCGAATGGAGTCAAGTCATCTTCTATTTGTTGCATTTGAGAATCATATAAGTTTTTCCTCAAATCTACGTTATTTAATTCTTTGAATAGGTCTTGGGAAGAGAACCAAGAAAACAATACCAGACTCATTACTAAATCATCATTACTACCTACTTCAGCTTGCCAACTTTTTCCTTTAACAATAAATTGAGATATCTCAGATATTGTCTCTAAATCATTAATGATTAATTTGTTATTCTCTACTATATCTTTGAAATTAGAACAACCAACCGCTTTAACTCGCTTAGTCATTTTGATGCCTAATTTTGCGTGTACACTTGATTCGTTTATTGTGTTTTCGTATTCCAAATCATAATGAAGTATATTACAAACTTCTCCACCAGGACCGTTAGATTCAATCAAAACTGTTGCATCATTATATGCTGTTGCTACCTGATGAACTATGTTTGGAAGAAGAAGAGGAGATACTGTGTTTGAACGAAATTTAGCTACTTGCGTCCAGGGCATTTCTGTAATATCAATCACACTAAACGCGGAGTAATCCTGACCACGACCTTCTGCTACATCTACGGCTATGAAATATCTATGATTTTCAATTGTCTGTTGATAGACATCGAAATTATCCTTCCGTGATAACGGAGCTTTAACTGCAAGTTCTGCAATTTTCGCAGGATTAACCAGAGTACCAGCACTTCCTAGAAATTCAGTTTCAAACTCTTGTTTAAATTGTTCCTCACTCGTATTTGCAATTGTCTGTCGCTTCCATTCTGCATCCCGTCCAGGTACATCCCACCAATTAACAGCAAAGGCGTGATAGTCGGATCGTCCTTCAACCGCATTAGTCCACATTTTATAAAAATGATTCATACCATTTGGAGTTGATACGATAATAACTTTAGATGATTGTCCAGATGATATCGTAGGATATACAGAATTAAAAAATTCTTCTGCTAGATTTTGTGGAACAAATGCAAACTCATCAAGAAAAATAAGATTAAAAGAATATCCACGAATAGAGGCTGAAGACGTAGAAGAGGCGAGTATTCGAGAGCCATTCTCTAAAAAAATAGAACCCTTGTTCCATTCAGATACTCCTTGTTGAATGAACATAGGAAGTTTTTCATAAGCAAATTGAAGACGACCTAACAATTCTCTTGCGGTCGCACCCTTATTAGCTAGAATTGCAATATTTCTTTGTTCATTAAATAATACATAATGAAGCATAAATGCCAGACTTGTCTGTGATTTACCAGACTGTCTAGGACATTTGACTATACAAAATCGATTATCTCGTAATGTCTTGACCAGATCCTCTTGGAATGGCCACAATTCAAATTTCATTAATCCTTCATCTACATTGACAATGGTCATATAGGTCTTAATAAAATAAATTGGATCATCCCGACATTTTATATATTCTTCTATCTCTTCTTTGGAATAATTTTGAGGAGTATTTAAACTTTTTAATAGGGGATTACCTAGGTAGGAATTTATAGTCATAATATAATTGCGCCATCAAAGAGCATAACCTATGTACAATAGTAATAGAATTATTATAAACAATTCTACGACAAGTACAGTATGATACCATACCCATCGAGTTTCGTAAAGTAAATCTCCGGATTTGTCTTTACCGAAGAGATTGAACATTTTAGCATCTATCCAGTCTTTAATCTTTTCCATCATTGATAGTCTTTCCCTTTAACATTTCTTGCAATTCAGCGGTGCTGCCCACGTAAAGATTATTGACATTTGTTTTTGGTGTTTCTCCCTCTTTCATTAATTTTAGTTCTTTTTGCATTCTTAACAATTCCATTGTAGTTTCGGATACATTTTTGATGAGACCACTAGCTACTTCATATGCTCTCGGATGTTCCATTTCCTTCGCAAGTTCAAGAATGCCTTCTAGAGCATCATTACCTCTCTCTATAAGATTATATAGATTCTCTCTAGCATATTGATAATCCACTCCTAGATCACCGCTATCAGGATCTGATAGCACTTCCGTTCTAGGAGCAAGACCTCGTTCTCTCCGAGTGTTTATAATTCGATTGTCAATCTCAATCACTTCTGAATCTGTAGGATTCTCAAAATCAGCTATAATATCATCAGCAATCTTCAATTCTGCATCTAATTTATCTTTAACGCTTTTCTTTTTCGTCTGTTCTTTTTTCATAATCTATATCTTCAAATCGACCTCGTTTATATTTGTCAAATGATATAATATTACCATATTTATCAAGTTTGATATTTCTGATACCAAATCTATCATCCATACTTTTCTTTTTCTCTTTATCAGAAACTAGCGGATGAGACATATTTTTCCAATAATGATTCATCTGGCCAACTTGTTGTTTATCCGTCATCAATCTTTCATCAATTGTCGGATCATAATGTGCAACTATTTGAATAAACGATTTCAATATAGTTAAATTTTTCTGCCATTTCAGAGGATCAAGCCCCTTTTGCTGTGCTTTTATGAGAGCATTATTAGCGGCATCCTTTGTAGTCTTTAGCTTGGTAGCAATAGCATTGACTATTTCAGTATATTTTGAAAAACTAATCATTTTCCACCAGCGGCTTTTGCCTTTTTCTTTATTGCATTTCTGGTCAGAGATAATATCGACATATTGTTTGACATTGGATCCACTGCGGCCCTTGTTACTATATCATTATAAATTTGTTTATGTTTAAGAGAAATTTTTAGTCCGTTATTCATTTTTTTCAAAATCATTTTAAATACGCTAATCTCTTTTTGTGGAATTAATTTCGTCTGTTTCAATAATAGTATCATTTTATTTATATCTATCTCTGGAACAGGTTTTTCCTCTTCAGCCATATCACACTCCTAGCTGGAACCATCCCAAATCAAGCGGTTCGTCTGCTTCGTCTAAGACATCAGGAGTTGAATAGGTAACCTCAACGGTCTCGACAATCTCTTGTTCTCGTACTGGTGGATAAAGCCATCCCTTTATGATAAAGTCTAAATTCCAATTAACTATTCGTTGTTCTGAAAAATCTCCCTCAAATTCATCACCCAAAGTTAATCCAGTCAATTCAATGGGAATATCTCTTTTTAACTCCAATGCAGGAATTTCTTCCATTACTACGTTGAAGTCCGGTTGAAAATAAGGTAAAATTTGTTCAATGATTTGAAGTCCATCATCCATATAATCCACATAAATGTCAAGAGTGAAATTGTAGTTGTATGGAATAGGAGTATACATAATAGTAGATTTACCAGTATTACCCGCCTGAGTGAATTTATACTCATTCATTTGATTCACCGATCGGGAATAATCCGCTTCTAATCCCGTCATAATAAATCCCATTCGTGGAACTTGTCTATTCTTTTTGCTGTCTTGAATCAGTCTTGCTAAATATTTTTTTCTAGATTCGTAAGCTATAGGTACCCTAATATCTTTGATGAGTGTACCATCTGATTCTGAACGTATAACGTGAATATTATTAAATATTGATCCAAAAGCAACTATTAATTTTTTTGTTGTTCCGTGATAAAAAGTTGTTCCAAACATAATTATGTACTCCCAAATGGGTTCATCTCTGATAGGTCAAGAATATCATCATCCATAGTATCCCAATCAGGAGTTGCTAATTCATTAGTTACAGCAGTTTCGATCTCTGTTTCTAGTGCGGTTATCTCCGCATCCGCAACATCAATATCTTCACCTCCGTACTCCCAAGGTTTGAGCGTTAATGTCCAAATGTATTGGGGACCTTCTGGAGAGGGATAGAATGAAGAATCGTTACCGACAAACGTCACTTCAAATAATGCTTCAGCATCAGAAAAATATAACAAATCACCAGCAATTGGAATATCATCATCTGTGGCTACTGTTTGCTCGGCAAAGTCTTTCTTCGTGAAAGACACTTTCATTTCATCGGTAACTTGTACACCAAATTTACCATAGAAATCTCCGACATCTCCATACTCTTGATAATCATCTATGAGAACATTAAAAGTCCACACAGTATCAAATTTGCTAGATGGGTCTTCTCCAAAAATAGGATCTAGTGCCGTACTATATTTACGAGGAAGATATTTTGCAGTAAAGCCAACAACATCAACAACTTCTTCCACCATATCCTGCACAATTGGAGATTTAGACATATTGTCAAACATTCCCACAAGATCACCCCACTATAAAGTTAGCTGGAAGTTCGTAATTAAGTGAAAATTCCTCTTCGAGTTTGTCAATCTCTTCTTTCGCTTCATCCCAAACTTGTTGTCCATTAATCGTTATTCCTCCTGGCAATGGCATTCCATCAAATTGTTTCATATTTGCACCCCATTGCTGTTTAATCTGTGCAGTAGCATACTTTTTAATCCATTCATCATTAAAAACATCTAAAGCATAAGATGTAGATTCATCAGGTCTTAGAGCCTTCCACGCACGTAAAAGAATTTTGTTTCCTTCAATGATCTTTCCTGAATGAGAATAAAGTCTGTGATTAGCCTTATTAAATGTAAATGTCCTATCTAACCTGAAATAACTATTCACCATTTCAAGATGTTCCATAGTTATCTCATAATATTGCATATTAACTTTGGTCATATCGAACATTTCGTCTGCCATAATTCTGTAACGGACATCACTCATCGCCTCAGAAGAATATCTTCCAGGTTCATATATTCTTGTTACCGCTACGATATCATCGCCCAATGTTAAATATTCGTTTGTTTCGTCATCAGCGGTGAATTCAATGGTTATGAATTTCTCTTCAGCACCATCAAAATGTCGCTCCACGAATAATTGAAGAGCATCATCTATTCTGTCATATGCCTGAGAATCGTCTACTTGGATCTCAATCTTCGGAGCTCCAAGTTTACGATACGCATAATCCCTCAGATCATCTACACTTTGTAATTTAGCCATTACGACCTTTTTGATTAATCTTTGTCAATGTTATCTATAGCTTTGTCAAGTTTTTTCGTAATTTTTCTCTCTAAATGGGGCAGTAACCTGATTCCCATATATCCGATCACAAACGCTATTGCGAGTGCAGTCATAGGTCCAAATTTAAATTGTTCCATTAAAGCTGGTATAAAAAATTCCGCGGCGATCCATCCAGTCGCTGCCGCAAGGAGAAGATTTTTTATTTCTCCCTTCCATCCTATCCAAGTGTGTACTAATCCATTAGTCAATCCACCAGCTGTCGATGCGAATACACAACACCATTTTGCACCAAATAGGGCTAGCATAGTTTCCATAGTACCTGTTTCCTCTTTTAATTGTTATCTTATCTTTATTTATGAAAAAATCCGTCTCCATTCAACTGTCAAAATGACATATAAATAAGAAGAAAACGTATTTGTAACTATTTATATAATAAGGTGATTACGATGGATGATAAAAACAATGAGGAAGTATATGTACCGATTGCGGAACGACAGAAAAAATCTTTGGGAGGACGACTGGATGAAGTATTAAAACAATACTCCGTGGTTAAAGTGGGTAATGCCACTGGAGCAATACACGGAAAAGACTACAGAGAAATGAAACAACTAATACTAGCTACATTTTACGACAAAGATGACCGCAACGACCCGTGAGGAAGGAGGAAAAAAGAAATATAATTAGAGTGCCTGCTGTTTATCTGTTTTATTTTGAGTTGTTCCAAAAGGAGCATTACTCATATTTGCTTTAGTATATCTTTGATATCCTTTTGCTACATTTTCTGGCATTGGAATGAATTTGATTTCAGATTCATCCTCTACAATATCCAAAGCAAGATCATAAAATGTTCTTTGATTTCCTGCTCCTATATTGTAAATACCTGAAATTCCTTTTGTCATTGCATTCATTGTCATCCAAAGAGCCGTTCCAACGTCAACAAAATCTCGTTTAACTTCTTTTGAACCTTCATACAATTCTATATGTCCCTCCCACTCATATTGATCAATCATCCATTGCAATGCGCCATTCTTACTTGTGATATTAAAATATCTCAATCCAATAATCGTATGATTAGGGTCATCCAAATATTTACGACTATATCTGTCTGTCTGTAATTTACTCAAAGCATAATAACTTTCTGGTGTATATTCGTCTGATTCATTATTAGCATCAGGTCGTTGACCATATACTGTAGCACTAGAAGCAAAGACAAGAGGTATTTGGTTCAAATAACAAATGTCCATAATATTACACGTATATTGATAATTATTTTCCATCATATATTTACCATCTGTATTATGACGGGAACTTTCAGCACCAAAATGATAAACTCGCTCCACCATTTTATTCTCTGCAAGAAAAGCTAAAAGTTCTATGAACTTACTCTTATCTGCGTAATCTTTAAATCTTAATTTATTAATATTCTCTAACTTAGAAGGATCTGATAAATCATCAACAAGCAATATATTTCTGTTTCCTTGCTCGTTCAATCTTTTAATTAAATGCGAACCCATAAAACCTGCACCGCCAGTTACAATGATAATTTTTTCTGCGATTTCAGCGGTCGCAGTTTCGGATTGTCCTAATTGTTTTTCAACAATTTCTGTTACTTCTTCTTTAGAGAATTTTCTTACCCTTTTTCCCTCTTTATTCCTCTGAGTTGATTCCATTCCGTGTATTGCTTCTACTTGTTCAACATCAGGTTCCGCAATTTTTGCTTTCAACATTTCAACATCTTTTTTTCGTGTTTCAATGTCTGGATCTATTTCGGAGGATTCTGTTTTTAAATTCGGGATCGTTACAAGTTCAGCCATTTTCTTTCTCCTAATTTGCTATTTCGATAATAAGATTTCTCTCTGGTATATATAGATATTCAAGATCACTTTCTGCTAGTGTTCTAATTGCATCATCAATTGTTTCCACAAGTGGTTCACCAGCAAGATTGAAAGATGTATTAAAGATAATTGGTACTCCGGTTTCTTTATAGAAGTGATCAATCATTTCATAATAGACTGGATTTTGATGTTCTTTAACAGTCTGAATTCTACAAGTTCCGTCTACGTGAATGATTGCAGGAATTTGTTCTGCAACACCTTCCTTACAATTCATTGCATACATCATATGAGGAGATTCTTCCATTCCTCTCATATCAAACCAATCGTCTGCGTGTTCGTGAAGAATTGATCCGGCGAACGGACGGAAATATTCTCTCTTTTTTACAGAGTTAACATAATCTTTTCCCTCCAGTTCCCGCGGATCATATAGGATAGAACGATTGCCCAAAGCCCTCGGGCCGCTCTCACATCGATCTTGAAACAGGGTCACGATGTTTCCTTTTAAAATCAATTTAACAGCATCAGGTGCATATTGATTTTCATAAATATTAGTTACGCCATATTTGTCCGCAATACTAAGAATTTCTTCTTCAGATTGCATTACACTTGGTCCCAAGCAAAGATTCTCTCCAAATGGTCTGACTTCCGTATCTTTTGTAAGTGAATAATGAGTAATTAAAGCGGCACCCATTGCTGTTCCCGCATCATTAGAGATAGGTTCTACGTAGAAATTTATATCTTCGTCTTTTAATTGATCAAGATACCAATAATTAGCGACACAATTAAGTCCATATCCACCAGAAAGAACAACATTTTTCTTACCACTCATTTCAACTGCTTTGCGTATCAAATCAAGAACCATTTGTTGTGATTCTTGTTGAATAGCCCAAGCCATATCCCTACGATTCTGAAGTTTAGTTAAATCACCTTGAAACTCTTCTGGAGCAGTTTTTAATTTATTCCAACGACCTTCATTTACCAGAGATCCGTTAGGATATGTTGGAATAATCAAATTTCTATCTGTGGTTTTCCAATCTCCTCCGTTACCGTCTGTGTAAATGGGTGGAAAGTAATCTGCTGGTCCACCATATGGAAATAAACCCATCGTCTTACCCGCTTCAATAGGAGGGAATCCGCAATATTGAGTTACGGCTTCATATGCTTTAACAATTCCAGCTGAATCATCAAGAATTAATTCGTGAGTTCCTTGTTCGCCTTCTCGATCTGAGGACTGCTCTTCCATTCTAATACTTGGCCAAGGTCCTCTACCACCTTGATGTTTATAAAGAGTTTTAAATTCGTCAGGATAATCACAACTCATTATCGTTTCTAATTCCCAAGACATAATATCTTCGCCTGATAAATTCAATGGAATAAATGTTCCGGCTCCATCAACAATAACTGCCACTGCTTCATCAAATCCCGACCTATAAAAAGCGGATGCGGCGTGTAATTTGTGATGCCATTTGTGCAAGTCTAATACTTGATCATCATCTTTAATTAGACCTAATTTCTGAGCAAGTCCATTATATACACTTCCACCCCTAAAATCAACTCGGCTGTCATCAGGTTGGGTATGAGCAATAACCAGATAATCTAATTTATCCGTGTAGTCTAGAATTTTAATCATTGAGGCATAAGGACCACCATCATATTTTTTTCGAGATAATCTCTCCTCTTCTATTGCAAGAACAATTTCTCCATCTTTCAATAAACAAACACTTGCGTTATGTCCACGAGATATACCTGCTATCCACTGACTCATACTCTACTCCTTATAATTAAATTATTCAATTCTGGCATATAACAATATTTCATTTCGGAATCACTTAAAATTTTCATCACATCATCAAGAGTTTCCGCTAAAGGATCACCTGCTAGATTCAATGAAGTATTGAACAATAATGGTATGCCTGTAATATTATAAAACTCCTCAATGAGATTATAGAAATGCTCATTGTTTTCTTTGGTCACAGTTTGTATTCTGCAAGTATCATCTACGTGCAAGACTGCCGGTATTAAATCTTTCTTATCTTCTTTAACATCAACTGCATACATCATATTAGGAGACTCTTTTAATCCTTTCATATCAAACCAATCGTGAGCATACTCTTTCATTATTGAAGCCGCGAATGGTCTAAAATATTCTCGCCTTTTTACTTTGTTCACTAAATCTTTACCATTCTCTACAGTTGGATTGAACAGAATACTCCTGTTTCCTAATGCTCTTGGCCCATTTTCAGACCTTCCTTGAAATATAGAAACAATATTTTTATCTTTAATTAGTTCAGCAATTTCTTTATATGAAGTCTCAATCACTTGAGCATCGTATTTTTCTTTAATTCCAATCTTAAAATAATTTTTTTCTAAAACATCATAACTGTTATAATTATAGTCTGGTCCTAAATATAAACTCTTAATTCTTTCTCGTTTACTTATATCATCTTTATTAATATTATAATGATGTAGCAGAGCGGCGCCAGTTGCGGTACCTGCATCAGACGAATTTGGTTCTACATACAAATGGATGTCGTGTTCTTTCAGCTTATCCAGATAATAATAATTAGAAACACAATTGAGAGCATAACCTCCACTTAATACAATATTCTTATTAT